AAAGTTAACTGTTTTGTATTTCCCCAAACACGATCAGAGAAGTTTTGATTCTTTATCCACTTCTTATACAACGTAGCTCGCAATACTTCTTCACTGACAGCGTGATAAGTGCCAGTCATTCCGTAATACATAGCATTGTCATATAGGTTACGATAATATGTTTCCTGGTAAGTAAGAGATAACTTATCTTTTAGTATTTCTTCTTCCATAGCTCCCATTTCATAGAGTTTGTACATGATATTAACCATAAGGCCATCTAATCTTTGTAACTTATAGAAGCTGTAACGTATCTCTGTGAAGTTATTAAGCTGCGGATACTTTGCAATAAGCTCCTGATAGTTGGAATATAAGTCTTTCCTTTCACTTACACTCATTTCCTGCATCAGCTTATAATACTCAATTACGTTGTCCTTGCCGTATTTATCGTAATAGTCCTGGATAAGTAATTCTATTTCGCTTAACTTCTCTTGAAAGAATGCCTGATACAGTAATAAACCATCATCAACGTGTTTGTCCGCTACCTTTATCATCTGTTGCTTTCTCTTAGTCCAATACTTCTCCTGTTTGCTCTGCGTCATTTGGGTTCACCTGCCCGAAATCACCGAAACTGTTCATTTCATTCATCTTCTCTTCACGCTCTCGCTGTTTCTGTTCCATTTCTGAATCTACATCATCAATCCCAGGAACCATACCAAGAATAGTACGTTCAGATAAGATTGTTGTTAATTTCGTTAATGTATCAGCTAAGTAGCCTAAATCAACCGGTAACGTACGAGTAAAGTCAGCGTATATGTTTGAACTTACAATGCTATTCATACCTTGTTTGATACGCATATAAGCAACAATACCTTCAAACATGTCTCGTAATCCTTTTTCGAACCATGATTCAGTTAAGTTTGCTTTAAACTCAAGGGCAATCAGTTTCCATTTACGAGCTTCACCAGATTCATTACCACCCGCGAAAGCTTCATCGTTTACATCAACTGATTTAGAGAATCGGAATATGTTCTTTTCTAACATTCCAACAAAGTATTCAAAGAAGTCTTTTGGCATCATCTTGGTTAAGAAAGAAGCATCACCATTCGCATCAGGAATGTTTAAGATACCAGTTTCACCTTCAAATATCTTCTTGGCTTCTTCTCCATCTATATCAGTACCTTTAATCATCATATAAGCTAAACGGAATTGTTCTACTTCATCAGCACCAGAAGAAATCATTCTATCGTATGCATCGTTAAGATCTTCAACGGTTTCAAAGTCACTATGCATCTCTTGATTGTTTCTAAATTCAAACACAGGGACAATACCTAATAAGTTATCCATGCCACCGGCAACTGTAAATTCCATCATTCTATTAATATCTGAAGTAGCAGAATGATATTCAATGATTACATCTTTTGTGTATAGTGTAAGTATCTGCGTATGTCCATTTTCCGTGTAATCCTCGGATAAAACAACAGCAGCTTCTTTATGGCCCAACATATATGCATTCCATGAGTTAATGTTCGTAAGGTTTGCGTTAGTTCCGATAATATTAGTCTCTATATCTAATAAACGATAAGAAACGCCACATGCAGCTTGTTGAGTGCCTGTTTCGATATCCTTTAAGAATACATCTTGGTTGTATAGGTATTCTTTAACCCAATCACGCTCATTTTCAGCAACTTCTTCTTCAATTTGATATGAAATAGGATTACCGAATACATATCCGACCTTCTGATCTACGATTAAGTTAAAGAAACTATTGTGTATTTTGTTCCAAACCTTAATCAAGTCACTTTTAGGTTTTTTTCTATCATCAATCGCATTCTTTTCAGTTGTGTATTGTTTGTACTTTCGCAATCGTTCATTTCTTATATCAATGAAATCTTTAACGAAGTCGTTTGGATCAAAGTTATTGTTTCTTATCTTAAACAAATGCTTCTTTTCTTGCATTGTAGTAAGTTTAATACCGTTATTGTGTTGATATAATTCACTTCGCAATTCCTCACCTCCTTAAATGTTAAGTACTTTCGCGGTGCTTTTAGTCTTCTCTGTATAAATGGCATATCGTACAGAATCTAATACATCGTCCCATTCTTTCACGGGCTCTCCTGTCCTTTTATTCCAAACATACATAAATACTTCTTTCTTAAAACGTTCTACATGCTGTAAGACAGCTTTGAATTTACCTAGTTTAATATGTTTAGCTACAATTTCAATACCGGATAGAACAGACTTATCAGCGTTCCTTGCTCGCAGTCTTTCCTTTTTGAATCGTTCGATGTATTCAGGTCTTGCTGTATCGCAATAAAAAAAGATGTTGCCGTAACGTTCTTTCACGCCTTTAGCCACACCTACCCAGTAATCTATTTCTTCATGTTGCTTTGCATGTTCTTCTAAAAGATACAGATTCTCTTCATCATCTTCACCAATAACAACAATAGAGCCGAAATGCTCATAACCCCAATCGACACCAGCGAAGTATTTCGTGAACTTAATATCTTTTAGATCAGTTTCTTCTATATAATGTAGATCTTTGTTGAAGTCTTTATATACAACTCCATCAGCACTACACCATAAACCTTTTATGTTGCGGTCATAAAACATTCCGGTAGGAGTAGAAGCTTTAATACGCTCTCTGTATCTATCGTTTAAGAATGTATTATCATCTAGTTCATATTGAAATGCTTTTATCGTTACACTGTCGTCTTTATCAATGTAATCAACTTTCAGCCAATGTTCCGGATGGTCCGGGTTCGTATCAACTAATATACGAGCGCCTTCACCACTACAACGTGATTTAATCTCATCGAATACATCTTGATTAGCAAGAGAACCTTCATTCACATAAGCGCCATAAGCAGTCATACCACGAATAGTATCTAAATGACTTATCTTAGAATGACCTGTACAGCAAACAAGAACTCCAAATAGTTTAAATCGATTGTATTTATCCATTTGAAAATCAAGACCATACTTATTTGTAAGTTCAATGAGTACGTTCTTTGCTAATGTACCTAATGAAGCACCAGCTAATATATACTGCGGTAAATCTACACCCTCATTATCAGCAATTCTTCTTACTCGCCTTAATTCAGACAGAAACAGATCATTATTTAAGATGGTTTTACCAGTACGTTTTGCACCGTGTTGTATTAACATGAAGTAATCATTGTTATAAACGTAATCTAATACTTGTTGTTGCTTCTCGTTATACAGTTCGCTCATACTCATTTCTTAAACGCACCTTCTAACTTATCCAAGTATTGACCAATCTTATCTTCAGCAGGATTCTCATCCTTTAATTCATTTCTAATCTTATCTATCTGAGCATTCATCAGACTCAACTTAGTACGTCTTTCATCATCTATATTAGCTAACTTATCAAAGTCCCTAATAAGAGAAGACAACGTGCTCATAGCCCTTGATTGAGCGTTTAGGAATGTAGCGTGTTTATCCCAAGCGAATTGGATTTCGTATTCTGTACCCATATCCGTTTCTTTCTTTACTTCCCTACTCGTATCTTCCTGATCTTTTACAAACATCAATCGTTGCGCCCTAATAATAGCCGTATACTGAATCGTTATGTTTTCCCATAACATATCAATTGGATTCTTCTCCATGATCTCGGCAGCTAAATCAGCTACATCTTCAGGAAAGTGTTTACGGAAGAAGCCGTGTGTAACTGCATTGTCATTCCCTTTTGGTGGCCCATGACCGACAGCGTTCTTGTTGCCCCATTTAGGATTCTTGTTACCTGAATTACCTACAGCATTCTTATTGTTAATGGGTGCACCTGTCTTCTTTTGTGTGCGTACTTTTTCATTGTTTGTATGCACACCTTTTCTGTCCCATTTGTACCTGGTCTTCCATGACTTAACAGTGTTAACACTAACATCATGTTTCTCAGCAATATCTTTATACTTCATTCCTTGCATGTAATCTTCTTGAGCTAACTCGTGTTTTTGTTTCACTTCATATCACCCACCACCTTCTATATAATAGGAAGTAATTTGTCTAACTCCTCCTTGCGCTAAATGCTTTTCGATTATTTAATTTGGAACGACTTATAAGTTTTGGGATAGTTTTCATATACATAACCTAAAACATCATAATAGGAGTTAATTTCACTTTGTATTTCTCTGTCTGTCATTTCGGAATAATAAGGGTGATCCCTTAAATATTCAAACTCTCTCTTCAATCGACTGGCTTTCAAACTCATCCGCCAATCAACTAAAGTGTTAACTAAATAATGCCGAGTCATAGTCATCACCTCAAAAGAATCATATTTTCAAAAATCCACAACGAAAACCTATTTATGCAGGGAAATTTATAGATATTCAAAATGACTACCTATAACTTATCTTATGTAAACAAGGTTTTTGGGAAATATGCCGTCATATCAACGTTTGTGTCACTTTTGCAATTTTTCATTATAAATTCTTTTATGCATCGTTGATTTTACGCTATTTTTACCCTCAAACACCTGCTTTCCTTTGCATAAACTTCACTTTGTTAACTATCTCTATTTTTGTGCGGATTTAAAAGAAATAGTGACCAATTAGAATTCCCACCCCTGTCATAACAGAAATAAAAACAATCCCTATCGCCAACATCGGCGTAAAGAAATCATATGGGCCTTGTGGTTCTAATGAAAATGCATTAAATAAACCGACACCTACAATAGCAAGAATGAATGCCCATATTGGTGTAAATATGCCAAACAAAGCAATAACCACTACTGATAAAACGATTTTGTAAATATTCACTATTACCCTCCTCTATTTTCGTTCGTTGTGTTCGTTTGTTTTGTAACATATCGATAATACATGCGAAGGATGATTATCCATATTAGAATTCCGAAGAAGTCTATCCAATTCATCCCCATATAAGCCACCCTGTCCCTAATCCAATTAAGAAAGGAACGCATGACATCTTCAATACATACCACTTATATTTCCAAAAGAATTCTAATACGTCTTTAAAAGTAGTTGGACCCCACATCATTCTTCATCCCATGTATCTACTCGACTTCGTTCATAAGACCAAATCCCATTCTCTTGTAGTGAAGTAAGATTGATTTCAACAGGAACATATTTAACCGACAGTTCTTCATCAATAACTTTTTGTGCTAGTTCTTTAGTTGGAAGAAAACACGTTTCTTTTAAAGATAGTGTCTCCTCTTGTGTTGATAAATCATAAAATGAATCTTCTTCAAATTGATAAGCTATAGCGTAAAACTTCATCCCCTCACCCCTTATCTTTCCTTAACAACAAACAAGACGCCCACCAGATCACGGCATCGCCTACGATAATTGCTATTGGTTACATTTCTTTTTAGCCTCTTCTACTATCGTTACAGCGTATTCTTTTGAAAATCCTCTAGATATAATTTTCTCAATCAGTTCCTCTTCTTTTGCACTTCCGTTCTTAAGACTCATACTCAAAGACAATATAAAACCTTCCATAAAGGAATCCATGTTAACCAATAGTAATCCTCCTATTCAACTTAACGTTTAATGTGTAATTTCTATATAACAAAGAAAAAAGCACCCGTTATGGATGCTTTTGATTATTTTTATATCGTATACAAGATTAAAGCGATGTAATTATCGTCTTTCCCATCGAAAGAACCCGTGATTTTAACATCAACAATATTCATATCAATAAGTTCCTTTAACGATTCATTAATTCTAGATTGTAATCCACCTGAACTAGTTGCTTTAACTACTACTGATTGCATCATATATATCCCTCCTCTCCTACTCTATCTATTCGACAGAATAAAAGAATATCCTACATAACAAAAAGCCATCACCGAAGTGACAGCTTTCAAGGGGATGGGAGAAAAGAGAGAAAACAAATGGCAATAAGTATCTCTTCATTTAAGGCTGAGTACTCTCAACCTTCTCCAAGCCACCGCATCATGTAATTTTTTAGCTCTTATTAGCTACGCGCTTTACGTTCGGTGACTGGGAGAAGACAAAGAATCTTCTCGTTTATACTCCGTAGAGTCGGTCAATACTTCGGCCGTCGCATAGCCTTCGCTGACCTATAGTCTTTACACAATGTGATTATATCCAAGACGTATGTGTTTATTCCGACGCCTTGTTTGAACCAATACACTAGAGGGACGGAAGGGGAATGTTTCCGCTGTATTGGCTCAAACAAAGAGCGGAAGCTCTCTGCTCGTTTAATCGTTTAGAAGAAGAACCTTGACTTACATCAGTTATTGTCGTGAGCAACTCCTAATAAATCAATTGATACTTCTCTTATAGCATGAAGTTCATTCAATCGAACGAACCATCATCCCAATTGGTAAAACGATCTAGTTCTAACAAAGAAATCAAGAAATCAACATGACAAATGTGTTTTTACTACCTATGAGCCTATAAACGAAAGGCGGCACGCTTATACACTCAATGAGAAGTAGAAACAGCATGACGAATGCGAGTCATCTCACACCCGCCACACTGGAATATGTCATTGTAATTAACTCATTGGTCTTCTCGTCTTAACGCGGGTTCTTACCGCCTTGCCCGCCCTATTATGCGGTATACGTTACCGTGACATTCTCACATAAGAACATTCACTAATAGGAGTGTTAATCCTCTTCGATATGCGATTGTCAAAGGGCTGTCCAAAGCTCTTTAATGAGCTTGTAAGATAATGATAATTCGAAAACCTCATTCATTTGTTCCTCACTTTCTTCCGTATTTGTTCCCGTTTTATTCCCGATTTTTGTTCACTTAAATCATACGTAATGCTGTAGCGATTGCCATAATCGCGCTTTTCTTTTGATAGTAATACCACTTATGCTCTAACATCATTTGAGCCTTAATTAATGTGTCATTCATTACCCCACCTTTTAAATACTTCCGTTCAATAATCTCTCTTTGTTCAAGATCTAATGAGTGGTCTAGCGCTCTCTTAATCTGCAAATACTTATAATCATTCAATTTCCTCGTATCGCGTAATTCAGGGAATAACTGAATACTTTCCCTCTCACACTCAGTTTGATTCTCCATACGTACAGCTAGAGCTTTATAGTCACGTAACACCTTTACTACTGCTTTTTGAATTAACTTATACTCCTTATCATCGATTTCTGGAAAGAACGCTAATTGCTCCATCTGTAATCCCCCTATTTCGAATTTGTCTTTTTAACATCACATAAGGTACGTGAAATTTTACTATCTCTTTGTTGAATAAGGGAACGATGCATAGTAAAGTAGCCCCCACCAATCTACTCCGCATGGTTCCGTTATCCATTAAGCTGTTGTTTTCCTGTAAAACGCTGCTATTCGTTTCTCTTCGTTGTGAATTCTCCATCCGTCATCTAAGTGGTCAATTAATTCCTTGTACGTAAATACATCAAAATTCCATACACGTTGTTTACCTCCAAAGCCTTCTTCATTGCGATGTAACATGAACTCTCTTGTACCTTTGTATTTTGGAATCATCTTCTCAGCTCCCTTTATTTTCTTATCCAACCTTTCTGTTTGTCCTTCATAACAACAACTAACTCTTGTTTATAGCGGTATTCGAACATCTTCTTCATATACGGGAAGCGATCGTTAGCATACCCTTTGACATCAATTACTTCCTGTGTTCCATCTTTATAAGTAACAAGGAAATCTGCTGTGAATTTCCAATCTCTGCGCTTCTTTCGTTTGCCATCTCTCGTTGTAATATAAAACCCTTCAAGGAGCATGTACTGAGGTTGTAGTTCAATCTCAACAACCTCAGGATTACTCTTCAATACCAGGTAATACTCCGCTTCTGTTTTACTATCAAACTCAATTCCTAGTACTACTGTTTTTCTACTATTAATACGGCCTGTCTTCTTTTTACGTTTAATCAACTAGTAACCTCGCTTTCTTCTAAAAGGATTATTTTGTTTAGTTTTATATTCTTTTTCGCAATTTTCCATTTCACTCTCTAATATAATTTTCTACATTTTCTCAAAACTAATCATACAATCCATATCGTCATACCTATTGATAATTACATCACTATAGCCTTCATCATTTTCACTAGTAAACTTATTTATGTTAAAGATCAGTCTATGTTCTTTATTGATTACAACTTCCCCGTCTTTGAAAATATTGTCAAATAGTTCACTGCATAATAGAACTTCTGTTACTTCACAATCTGTTTCGAAATAGCAATAAACCTCATTAGCGATCTGATGTAAAATTCTATCTGATAGTTTCATATTCCCATTAACCTCCATTGAATCAATTATTTAGTACAAAAAAATACCGCGCTGCATTAACTAAACAGTACGGTATAACAGAAATTATAAAGTTATATTTGCTAAAATCTTTGCAAGGTTTTCTTTAATCCACTCTTCAGTTTTTAACTTGCATTCAGCTTCACTTTTACCTTCGATATATTCACCTTTTGGCAATTCTGCAATTACTTTGTCACCTAAATAAATATGAGGTCTTGCTGTATGGTCTGCCCAATATCTCGTGCTTACACCAAGTACAGGAAAATCTAAATCCTGTTTCCCTGCACAATCCGGTGTCCAAACTGCATTCTCGAATTTAATGTCATTAATTTTCAAATATATCACCTTCCCATATTTCATTATAATCAATGATATATCACCTAACAAAAATATTCTATATACCGTACTATTCAGTTGTCATAGATCGTTTTTTTCGTGAGAAATGAAAATTAACTTTTTCTTTTATTCTCCTTTGGATAAAAGTCATTTTCCTTCGCATGTTCATCACAAGCCATAACTTCTATGAATTTATCCCTTGGATTACTACTATCTTTATATCTTCCGTAAATGAAACCTTCTATTGTGGCATCTTTATTGCAACCGTTGTAACAACATACTTTCATTTCCCTCTACCTCCATATTTTTCTCGATATATCCTAACAACATATCTTCCAATTCCATTACGCATGAATTAAATTGTTCTGGGTCATCACTATTCATGGTTTTCACCCATTTAATTATTTCTTTTTTTAATATTTTTTCTTTATTCATTTCTCTTCCTCCCTTGAATAAAACTCAATATTCCGTCAATACTGTAGACAACCCATTTCTTACCTGAGCAGTTAGCTGTTGCTAGCTGCTCTTTTATTGCTTGTCCACTTCAACCCATTCACCGTCATATAACATCCAACCGCCATGAACGTACAATTCTTTTTGTGAGTTCTCCTTGCTTCTCTTTTCACTCTCAATACGTTCTAAAATCCCTCGAAGTTCTTTCTGCGCATTTATATAATCACTTTCTAACTTCATTATTTTCTTTTCGCTATTTTCTACATATCCAATGTACGCTTTAACCCTTTGCTCATCCCACTTAGCTTCTTCCTTAATCGGCATAACCCAGTGAACTACACCCGTATCCTTTGTTAAATATTCCGCCTCTTTAAGCGCCTCAAAATAATCCTCATTAGTTGTCATTACTTCACCATCTAAATAGACTCCATATTTCATATTATTCCCTCCTCCTCAGTAGGCTTCATGCTCTTAATTATTTCTTTTACATGGTGCACTAACTCTTTACGATCCATTTTTGTGTAACCTTTTATTTTATTATGTCTGCAAACCGATTTGAGTTGTTTTAACGGCCACTCTTCTACTGGTGGAATACTGACGATTACAGTTTGGTCATTCATACCTATATCCATCTCTCATTTCCCCTTTTCTACAAAATGAAATTTTTATACTAATCTTTCTCATAACCCATTCTCAAACCGATAAATTTCGCTATATTAACAGTCAATCCGTTGCCAGCCTGTGCATATAATTGATTCGGTGACGTCACTTCTTTTGCTCGATCAAAGTATTCATCAGGTATGCCTTGCAATCGCCACGATTCTCTTTCAGTAAGCCAATACAGTTTTCCGTCACGCAGCGTACATTGTTCCCTGGATCTAAGTAATGTTTGCGCTACACCATGACCTATACGCCCTCTTCGCGTCTTAGATGTTGGTACTGCTATATTAATAGCGTCACCTACAACACCGATATCGTATCCTTGTTTAGTAGCCTGTCTTACTTTCACATAATCTTTCGTTACTTCTAAAATGCAACTGTTCTTTTCTGTATCAACTAAATATTCGTTTGACACCTGCTCCTCTAAGATACCCTGCAATGAATATTCTTTTCCTTCTTTGAGGGATTCCAACCTCTGTTGAGGTGATAACATCCCATTCCGCATCATACCCGACTCCATCCATTTCAGAGAGAATACGGGCAAAGTCCCATCCTTTATTGACTGATAATGTGTTATCAACGTTTTCAAAGAGCAGGTAGGCAGGTTTCTTATGTTCAGGTACTTCTTTGATGAGCCGGATAACTTCTGTAAATAGTCCTGATCGTTCTCCTGCAAGTCCTTTTTGTTTTCCGTTTTTGGAAATATCGGTACAAGGAAACCCTGCTGTCCAAATATCAGCCCTCGGAATAGTAGTTCCTTTTGCGTTTCTGATATCATGTTCCGTCCACTCGCTTTCTACATTAACTCCATGCATATTTTCATATGTTTTCCTTGCCGCTTTATCCCATTCGCAGAAACCAATACAGGTATGTCCGGCTTGTTCTAATCCGATTCTAAAAAGCCCAACGCCAGCAAATAAATCTATAAAAGTAAGACTCATATCACCACCTCGCTTTCTACTGAATTGTTTTTACTTAACTCCTGTACTCCCGAAACCACCTACGCCTCTTTCACTATCCGAAAGCTCGTCCACCTCAACAAAATGAGCTGTTACCACTGGTACTATGACGCCTTGAGCGATGCGGTCACCTTTTCGGATGATATAAGCTCCCTCTTGGTGTAATCCATCCAATCGATCAAATTCATCATCAATAGTTCGTAAATAATCCGTCATTGTTCCTATTAATGACCTTGAATTTTTCGTTATAACTCCAACTTCTCCACGATACGATGAATCAACCGTTCCAAGGATTACTATTAAATCTGTGTTAAGTGATATCCCACTTCTTGGTCTCACCTGTAACTCGTATCCTGGCGGAATTTCAAAAGATAATCCTGTTGGTACAACCTCTGTCGCTTCTGGCCATATAACCGTGTCCTCCGCTGCAACTAGATCAAAACCCGAATCCCCAAGTTTCGCATATCGTGGCAATTCCACGTCTTTCACTCGCTTAATTTTCACTCGTAAATTCATCACATTCCGCTCCTTATAAGTAACTTTTCAATTTCTCTTTCTGTTTCTTCAACACTTCCAAAGAGAGCTTTGTCTTCCGTTTCTCGTTATCCAATCCCACCAAGTGATATTCCATTTTACGAATCTCACTTTCTACTACTGCAAGTTCACTATTCACCTGAATTTCGGTTTCTTTCTTCATGCGATCCCTCCTCAATATCCAAGTTCCGCTGCAAATTCTCCCATATCAAACCCAGACAATACTTTCCCACTCGGGAAAATAGTTAGCGGTGCCGATAAATACCCGTACTCATCAAATTCCTTTCTATACTTAGGATCCTCATCTATGTTTCTAAAATCTACTTTCATATCACCTAACGACCACTTCAACCTTTCACAATCGCCACAATTATTTTTCGTATAAACAATGATCTTATTTGCCATTCTCTTCAGTCTCCTTCGCTTCTGCTAATAATTTAGTGATCTCGTAAATTCCATGCTCTGTATATTTCATCGTTCTTCCTCCTTAAATTTAGATAAAATAACCGTTAATTTAACTGCCGTTTCCTCATTTGCAATCCATTGCCCTTTGTAATACCCTGCAAGTCCTAAATCCTCATCATCATAAGCTGTATCAGCTTTCTTTCTGTTTTCCACTGCCGATTGTTGCAACTGTTCGATATACTCCTCAATCGCTTCTCTCATTCTTAATTACCCCCTTTTAGTAACTCTGGATTTTCATAGATGTTGCCAATAACTTTGTAGTACTTTGTTGCACTTCTATAAATAGGTGACGATATATGTGTACGCCCTTTTCTTCTTGTGCCGAATGAATATGAGTTTCTATCATCAAGAACTACTTCGTAAATACTTTGGACTTTTGCTTCTGGATTGCCTACTGTACCGCTAATGCTTTCTAAAATGTCCCCTTCATAAATTTCGTTACCTTTCGAATCTTTTAAACCTGTGTACTGTATCAACTCCACTTGTTCAAAGTTGAAATACTCCGTATCAATATGCTTCGAATATGTCGCTGGCACTTCTACTTTTTTGAAATCAAATTGTATTGAAAGTACTGGCAATACCAAATTCAATTCCTTTACATACGCTTTATACTTAATCTCTCTCATTCTCCCCATCCCTTTCCAACAGCCCCGCCAGTTCCTCGCAACTCCCTTCAAACAAGTCGCGCCCGTCGGCTAGCTTGAATATATTCCTCTGAATCAACAATTCTATTAACCTGTCTTTCTCGTTCATGTTGCCTCCTAGCTGATTTGTTTCTTTTTCGCACTTCCGCGCTTACCCTTTGGCTTTGTTGCCGCTAAATATGGGTGCATCCCTCTTTCAACCCTTTTATAGAAGCAAATATCGTTAATGCCGTTTTCCCTAGCTACTTCTATATATGCTGAATGACCTTTAGGCTTCATAGCTGCATCGCGACGTGACATCCCCTCTCTAATTCTTCTGTAATAAGTTGAAGCGCTTATTCCATTTTGTTTAGCAATCATCAACATTCGTGTATTGTTATCTTTTCTACCTCCTTTTTTTACTGGATCAGTTATAGATTTCTTGATACTCCAGTCATACAAATCCATTCTCTGATTGACATTCTTTCTAGAAATTCCGTTTCGCTCTGCCTCTTTATAATTTTCTTCTGTAGGACCATTCGCTCTTGTTTTACTTATTCTCCCTGTTCTTTTTGGAAGGGTGGTTGCCGCTTCTTCAGGTGTCCATTTCCGAACTGTCTTTTTTGTTAATCTTGAATGAAAAGTCGGATAAGAAATGCCGTTTTGTTCTGCAATTTCAATGTAATTCTGATACTTTTTTCTAAACCATCCATTCCGCAGTGGTTCGGTAATCGCTTGCTTTACTGTCTTCCCTCTATAATGAATCCTTTGGTATACTGTTTCTTTGCTGATTCCATTTTTTTCAGCTATTTCATAATCTTCATAAGTCGGTACTGGAAAATAAACCGCCATTCTTATTCCCCCTAATCCAATGCCATAATTTCTTTATCGCTTTTGTAGCAGCCTTATAATTTTCCCATCACAATTATGTCTAACTGTTCCAGGCGGTGCTGTTAATGCTTCTTCCAGCTCCCATTTATCTGTTCTATAGAGACGATAATATAGCGTTCTTGTGCTTATTCCGTTAGCCGCTGCTCTTGCACGTTCTTCATCAGTTAACCAACGATTTAATGCCATTTCTTCTCCTCCTAATCTAGCTCCATAATTTCTTTAAGAGATCGATCTGAGATGTATATGTTAACAATCTGTATCTTCCCGTATTTCTTCCTAGCCATTCCCTCGACTTCGCTCTTTGTCTTCGCTTCAAACCAATCGATACTTTGTCTTTGATTCTTATAAAAATCCACGGCGTAAGTAGGAATTCTTGGTGTATTTGCTAGGAATCGTTCGGCCGTGCTCTTCGCTTCACAATTAAACGGTCCTAATATATCTTCCAGTGATAGCTGATCGACCATTTTAAACGCCTCCGCTATTTAAATCTTTCAAATCCCTTAGTTGTATCTTCAAAATGTTTATAATTTCTGTAGTTGAGTTATAAGCGTTTCTCCATCTCATACACGACGCTTCCGCTTGCGCTTCTGTTTTCCTGTGCTCACTTGCTGCAAACTCTGCTTGCATTTCGCGTTCCTTTGCCGTTCCGCTTGGATTGTAAGTGAAGCATTTCGATATTGTTTCTTTCCGAATCGCTTCAGCCATTTTCCAATCACTGAGTGCTGCTGCGTGTAATTTTCCTGTCAGTGAAAGGATGTCACCGTATATTTTTAACTTTTGTAGCAAGTCTCCAGGTAGGTTCTCATCCAACCTCGCTGCTCTTGCATACAAATCCTTCAATTTCTCTGCATCTTTATCCATTTCTCATCACCCTTACGCTGCCGCATTAATTCCGCGTTGTATCATGTAGTCCACTAGGTACTCGTTCATTTTGTTTCTGAATCTTTCTTCAAAGAAATAACTAAGCTTGTCCATTCCATCAGCAAAGGTAATTGCTTTTCTTTCGAACACAAGGTACTCAATTAATAGCCAAGTACTAGTGATTCCGTCCTTCTTTGCTTCTGTGTACATATCCATAACCGTCATAGCGTTACACCCCTTTTTCTAGGAATAGATTAGTCTTCTTAACGAATTGGAATGGCAACGTTCCAACGAATCCGTTTCGGTTCTTCGCAATGATTAGCTCCACATCGTGAATGTCTTGCACTTCCCTTTGTTCTCTGTCAAAGTAAGCTGGACGGTGAGGGAAGATAATCACATCTGCAATCTCTTCTATACTCCCTGATTCCCTTATATCCGACATTGATGGTGCTTTGTCTTGCTTACCTTCTACCGCACGATTTAACTGCGCTACGAGGATGATAGGTACGTTAAATTCCTTCTGCATATCTTTCAGTTGTTTCATGATGTATGTAAACTTCAAATGGTTACTGTCAAAGGATTCGTCAATATCTACATGTCCTAAGTGATCTATTGCAAATAAATGCTTTTTACCTGGATTTTCGTTTACAGTTTTGCGAATCACTGCGCGAATCTCGTTAATTCCCTTTTCGGAACGAACATTTATATTAAGTTCCGCAAGTTCTCCACACGCTCTATGGTATTTCTCCCAATATTCTTGACGACCATTGAAGAATTTGTTTGGATTGTTCATTGTAGCGACTGGAATTTTCCCTTCTGTCGCAATCCATCTGTCAATGATCTTTGTTTCATCCATTTCGCATGAGAAGAATGTTCCCATGTAATCTTTGCTTGCTTTAGCGCCTCGTCTCATCGTTTCTAGCACGAAAGCTGTCTTTCCGACTGAAGGTCTTGCAGCTACTATTATTAAATCTGATGGTTGCCAACCATCTAATGCATTGTTAATACTCGTAAACCCTGTTGGCGTTCCGCTCAAGCCTTGTTCTGGCATTTGGCTATGTTGTTGCACCCTTATTTGTAACTTCTCTTTAAATGAAGGCTGAGGCTTTATAGTGGCAACTTGAACGTTATTAATCTTTGAAATCAGTTCATTCAGTTGCTTAGAATTGTGTACAAACTTCGTTTTATCTTTAAAGTTCTCAACTTCTTGCAAGGCTTCTTCAATCGCTACAAACTCGATCATCTTATCTTGCGTAAACTTGAAGTTATGACTTAATACTCCTAATCCGTAAACGCTACTTAATGTATTTACACCGCCGAACATTGCCATTTTGTTCTCTCCTACTTGAGCAAGAGAATTCATATCAGCAGGCTTGTCCTCATCTCTTAATTCCTTCATTACTTTAAATAAGCTTTTGTTATGAGGATTCATATAATGCTTCGGCTTTAATCGTGTTTCATCTATTAAACTGTTATCTCGCATCATCATGCTGAGACTATGACATTCGTTTTCGTAATGAACCTGGTACTTATCCATCCGTTACACCTCAATCAAGTAAATTATCAATAGAATAGTTAGCTGTTTGTTGTTGTTTTTGTTCAGGCTTCTTATATTCAAGGTATCTTTCGTCATTTAAGAAACCTTCCATCATCTTGATGTATGTAAGCTCTGTTCCGCTGCGATCACATTCTTTTGCATAGCATGTAATTCCATGTTTAATGTCATCGTGACTATGATTTTTATCTAAAGCTTCTTTATAACGTTGGTATGCTTTTGGTTTATTTCTTTTCTTAGGGTATATACTCCATATTTCTTCAAAGTCATCACTATAAGAATGCTTTGCAGACTTCTTCTTCGTGTCTGCTTTAGCAGCACATATATTATTGTTGTTATTCTCTGTAGTAATCTCTGGTAATGGTCGGGTCATGTTGACACTCTCATCGGGACAAGTTGTCACTATGGTCGTGCCATTTTGTCCACTAATACCATTTAGCACTTCATAATTTATGGAATACCACTTAGTACGATCTATCGCTAATTTGTTGTAATTACCTACAAACAGCAATTTTCTATCTTCAAGACTTTTGAATATTCGTTTTAGTGTGCGTTCACTCCAGAAAGGGAATTGCTCATTCCATTTAGGGAAGCTATTGTAAATCCATCTTTTTTCGTCATGAAAGTGACGGGACATTTGTTGCCAATAATGTATTTGTTGCAACACTATAGCTTCATTTAATCCAATTTCCTTCGCTAAAGAAGGCAGAACCATCAATGGCGGTTCATGTATTAACAAATTGCTCATTTAGTCCACCTTCTTCATCCAACATTCATAACTCACTAAGTCTTCCATTCCTGTGAATCGAACCTTGTCTCTTCCTCTAAATTTACCTTCATGATGGAAAGTCTTTTCAGCTCTATATACTTTCTTGATTGGCGTTATATAGTCATAACCTCTTGCTTCTAAATCACGAACTGCTTTTAACATTTCTTTCATTGATCCACGCCTTACAGGTACCTTGAACATCAATCTTCACACCTTTCACATTTGGCTATACCGTTATTAATTTCTAAAACTCTATATCCGGGATAACGCTGTGGTATGCGATTCAGATACCTGCTAGCGTTCCTCATAATTTCTTGCTCATTTATTGCGCCCTCGTAAACCCACGCTGGGAGGACGACACTTGTTATAACTTTTTTATCCAGCATGGGTTTCAACTCCTTAGTTCGCTTGTTCTATCGGTTCAACTTTTTCTTTTGGCTTTTCTGTTTCTTTTTCAGCTGACTTAACCCACTTTGTTAACGTTTTAATTACTTCATCAGCCTGCGCTTTTGTTAACTCGGTAATTTCCGTAATGCTTAGATGACCTTTTATCGTATCCTCATCTACCTTCCGAAGAGTAGCGAGCTTTTTAATGTTTAATTTAATTGCTCCAACTTGTTGCGACGAAACTGGATCTTCTTGTATTTCTGGCAAGTCCTCACCAGCGTAGATATATAATCCTAAGCCGTGTAAGGCGATTGCTTTAACCAAGCAACGTTGGATGCTTGTGTTGATATCAAAGCTGTTAGGCTCTGCAATTGGCTTATTCTGATTGTCAAGTATCGGATGGATCTGACTTAGTGGTAATCCCTGTACAGTTACTTCAACTTCTACAAAGTAACCGCAATCTGTTTTAAGGTACGGTACACCGTCAAAACGCTTAACTTCCCATGTTGCTGTTGGATCTACCTCGCGAAGTTTTTTGACTGCCCACGCCCATGATAAGTAGCTAAAACGGCCTTTCTTTTCAACGTGTTCCGAACAATCTATTTGAGCTAATTTAGAAAAGTAATTTTCAGTTGTCATATGAATCTCCCTCTCTTTTAAAATGGTGCTACTTCTACTTGTTTACTAGCTTCATACACTTCCATAAGCGACTTTAATCCGTATTCATAAGCTACAACCAAAGATGCAGCATTAGGTTCTTTACTTTGTTTGTATCGTTCAACCAAACTCATCAGAATTTGAATTTCAGCTTCAATTTTGTTTTGTAGGCCCATCTTATTCACCTGCAACTTTCTCTGTAGAATGAGACTTTACATATTGAGTAATGCAATTTGTATCTGCGTGTAAGTAATCTCCACCGAAGTCTAAACAACTTTCTCCGTAATAGATTTCCCCTTCACAACCGCAACATAGTTCAATGAAGTCTCTTGCTGATGAATCATGATGATTTTCGATTAACATTCCGTTTTCAATCATTTCCACATTCCTCCTTGTTTACTTAGAAGAAACGACGTTGTATAATAGATGTATAATTTATTGCGTCATTTCTTCAGAAAGAGTCGATTATTAGGCGTAGTCGGCTCTTTTTTATTTTGTTTTGATGCTTCGCGCATCGGAACATCCAGGAACCTTTCATTTAGGTGGGGACTAACATTAGATTCCTGAACATTCCGACAAGCGAAGGCTTGTCCTATTTAGCTAGAGTGATAAACTCTTTGTGCATTTCCTCAACCTTATCTGCGCTGTTATGTATCCCTCTAACTCTTAAATCTTTTATGATCCATGCTAGTTTCTTTTGTTCGTATTCATCACGTTGCTGTTTATCCATCACTTTTCATCCTTAATCAAACGTTTGTTTATAAACTCCATAAGCTGAATGAATCCAGCGAGTAAGATAACGCCCACCAGAATCATGAAATGTGAGAATATGCTTTCTTCCATCACTTAAACCGCCTCCTGTTCCTGTTCTTTCTTCAGTCGGTCTATGATGTAGGATTGTCCTTTTGGTGTTACGTATGTTGTTGTCCATGTGAATGACTCTCCGCTAGGTTTTTGTTTAACACCTTGTGCGATTTCAAAATATCCTTTTTCGACTCCTAGTTGAGTTGGTTCAGTGGATCGCTTGAACATTAAGTTCCATTCTCTAAGTTTTGCGAATAACTGACGTTGCCCGATTTTGACATTGTGTTTAGCTGCTAACTTAGCAACTTCACTTACTTTTAGTGATTCATTCGATTGCATACACGCTTCTGCGAAGACTACTAATGGTTGTTGCTGTACAATTTGTTGTTGTGCTGCTGCAAGCTTTTCTTTCTCTTCTTTTAATTTAGTGAGAATACCAATCATGAACTCTGGATTTGTTACCGCTTGCTCCAAGACTTGATCTGTCATGTATGCTCCGTGTTTTCTAATAAAAGGAAGTACTTCGCTTGTTACCCATTTTCGGAACTCTTTCGCTTTCTGAGTTTCTGCTTCGAAGATTAGTTCATATAAGTCACTTTCTGAAATGTACTTGTGTCCATGGTGGACACAAACTTGAATGTCGCATTTATCAATTACTTTAGCGATACGCTCATGTCTGAGATATTTCTTTCCAGTTGAATTTGCTTTTACATATCCAAGCGACCAAGCCGCGTTTTCTAGATTGAACATTTCCTTACCATTTAATTGAATAACTTCTAGTGCTCCAAATTCCTGATGGTTGAAAATTTGTAATTGATTCATATTCTTTCCTCCTTATTAGTTTACCTTAGGTAAACACAACTTTAAAAATTTTTGACTACCTATAGTTAACTTATTTCTAAAAGTTCATCTGTCGATACCTTGTATAACTTCGATAATCTTCCTAGTTTTTCAAGACTAGGCTGTCGATAACCAAGTTCCATTTGGCAGTAAGATCCTTTGGTGCATTCTAGGTGTTTAGCTACTTGTTCTTGACTATAACCTAGTTGCAATCGTATCTGTTTAGCCCTTTGCGTATTTAATTTCGCCATGTTAATCACCTTTATTCGTTTCGTTAATTTGATTATATAACACGGTTTACCTAAAGTAAACATATAATTTTAAAAAAATCATAAAATAAAAATAAAAGTTGTCTTTGAGTAAACTTTTCTGTTACATTTTATATGAGGGAACTACTAATAGTAGTCCAATTAAAGGGGAGTTTTAATATGATAGAAAACATTATTGGTATTCGTGTTAAAGAAATTAGGAATAGCTTAGCTATGAGTCAGCAAAGTTTCGCTGATGCTATTGAAGTGAGTAAAGGAATGGTATCCTTAATTGAATCGGGTAAGAAAAAGCCTTCTAGAGATACTGTATCTAAGATTTCAAACTTAGGTAATGTATCCGCAGATTATGTAATGGGACTTTCTAATTATAAAAACCTAGATGAAAGTCAGTCATCAGAGGTTAAAACAGAATTACACGATATGATCAGTAAGATAGAAAAACTTGATGCAGATAAACAAAAACTAATATTGAACATGATTAAAGGCGCAGTAAACAGTTTAGACGATTGATGGCGATATTCAGCTGACAATCGTCTATTTTTTATTTAAACTTCCTATTGGAATTGATTCATTTGCTCCGTAATTGCATTTAACAATGCGATTGCCTCTTGGTCCCCACCCTTTGCTTTGCTAATTAACACTTCTAATTCTGTATACTTCTCCATCCTAAAACCCCCAGTTTTCATCATAGTAGTATGTGAACGTTTCACAATGTTTTCTTAAATATAGAATCCGATATTTAGGAAATATCCCTAGAAACAGCGAATGCGACTGCCTCTGTTGAGACAATCGCATTCTTAATATTTATATTACAATCCTGATAAAATGGGATATTATCCCATTCCACCTCCGGGATCGACCATCATTCTATACGTATTTTCTTGAACAACCTGTGCTGATTGTTCTTTTTGATCTTTAGCAGGAGATATGTATAGTACTCCAACTAGAGCCAATGTCGCTACAATAGCTAACACTTTTTTCATTTAGCATCACCCATATATATTATACCATTTTTATTAATATCTACCAACATTTTTCTCGGCAATTTGCTGTAAAATCTGTTCCCAGCACACTCGAAATCCACTATTGACTCTTCTATCAATTTAGAGTCTTTCAACGCATAACCCAAGATGCATTTTTTCATTGGACTTAACTTCCCATCTTTCCTTTCGTATTCCTTCAAAAGTTTAACCGCCACATCAGGATGTCCAATCAGTACTTGATAAAACGCTTCTTCACACACGTTATATATTTCGATTTCCTCTAGTCCTTTATTACAGACCAGTTTAATAAAAGCAAAAGTATTCATAACGTTTTCTTTTCTTTTCATCACTCTTTCAAAATGCGATGCGTCTAACATTTCTAGTGATTTATTGATATACCAAGAAGCTCTTTCGTAACTTTCGAAAGTATAAGACTCCGCAAGATATACTAAAGCTGATGCCCTTAAAAGCGAAAAACAATTTTTATCATCTTTCAAATTCATTATTTCATGACACAACTCCCTGGATTTCTCAACGTTATCTTGCATTAAATAAGCATAAGATAACCCTTCTTTAATTCTTCCTGAATATGCTGTTCTAATAAATTCATCTGGAATTTCTTCTACTTTGGGTTGCAATACTTCTGCGTATTCAAACAATGAATTGAATTTTTCTAAATCATACATCGTATAGAAAGTTAGTATTCCGTATAACACTTTCATTTCTTGCGTCTTAATTACTTTACTTCTCTTGCGATCTTCTAACTTCTCTAATAAGCCTTTACCACTAACGACACCCTTGTTTCGCATCCATACCAATTCGTATACGTAAGACCATTCTCTATTCATCGCCAACGAGGACGTTTTTTCTATATCTACAATTAACTTTAATAATTCCAAGTCGCCAGTTGCGTTTGCGTATTCCATTGCAATTCTCATATTTTGTTTGCTCGTTGTAACTGAACAAAACTTATGTAGCATTTCTTTCTTTTTTAAAGAGTCGTCACCATACAAGATGTTAAGTAACTTTATCATATTCCAAAAATTAAATTGGCTCTTGCCTGATAAGTTTTTGGAAAACGACCCGCCTTTGATACCTAGCTCCTTCGCAATGTCTTCTTGATTTCTTCTTTGGAAATCAATTCCGTCAATTAATTTGTTCAAAAACTTCTTTAATGCTTTCTTTTTCAATTCCTCTTGTTTTTGTTTAGGTGTCTGATCCATCAAATTTGCTCCTTCTGGAACAAAGACGCTTCGCTCTTTCCCTCAAATTTAAAATAGGAAATTCATACCATAGTAATGCTTTAGTAATATCGGCATGTTATAATGTAAGTGTTACTCGTGTAGTAACCGAAAAGAGACTTATGGCAGATGTTCCCCTTGTGAGTCGGGCGAACGGTACAAGAGTGTTCGCTGCACTACTTGTACACGCTGTGAGTCTTTTTTTCGTTCCGTTTATTTTAATGTTTTCATAATACCACATTTTTCCCAAAATTCAGTCGTGCAGTTATCAGACAATTGTTGAGAAAGTTGAGAAACCGATGTGTACCAACGTTTCTAAGCGATGTAAAAAATAAAATATGCAAATATGCATGGAACTTATAAAAGACTTCACATGCATATATTACCATAAATAACCGAACTTTTGTTCTATTTTATTTTTATTTTTAGTTGTTTAACAACTAAATTTTGCTTTTAGTTAATAAAACAACTTATTGTAGTAGTATGATAGTTCAATATTTATACTTAAATTACTATGATAATCTTTGGACAAACTTTAAAACAATTAAGAAAGTCGCGTGATTTAACACAAGCGGAGTTAGCTGAAACTCTTAATTTAAGTCAGAGTCAAATTAAGAATTGGGAAACTGGTAGATTCCAACCAGATATTCAAACTTTAGCGAGTATCGCCTCCTTTTTCAATGTTTCTTTAGACGTCCTTGTAGGTTTCTCTAACGATTTCGAGGATGAACCAATACAACAAGTCATTTCCGAAGCTAGGTCAACGTATGGGGCGTTAGACGATGCTCAGAAAGAGCGTTTTTGCAATCAAGTATTGTTGTTTATTCGAATGATTAAAGATAACCAAGAAACGTTCTGATTTGATTTCATTGTAGGGGAAAACTTTTCCAATGAATAGTGGTAAAATTTGACATAATTTGACCAATTGTGGTAAGAGGGCATATTGCTCTCTTTTTTTATTTTCGTTCGACAAAATATGACAAAATAGTTGTAACTGAATTTGTTATGCTTTCTATAAATCTTACAAACTTACATACTCGGAGGAACGAAATGTTCAAGAAAATAACTACTCTTATAACTTGTGGAGCAATTGCATTATCATTAGCTGCATGTGGATCTGAAGAGAAAACAACTACAGAATCGAATGCACCTAAACAAGAAGAAAAAACAAAAGAAAATAAACCGGTTCAAAAAGAGTTGAATGATACTATGAAAAAAGAAGCGGTTAAAGGTGACTTTGTAGAGTTAAATAGCGATAACCCACCTAAAGACAAGAAACTATTCTTAGAAGGTGAAATTAATAGTATTCAATCAAAGACTGGTGAAAAAGAACTCCAAACATCTGACTATTTCATGCTGAAAACACAAGAAGAGACAGGTATTGGTATATTTAAAGTAATGAATGGTGACACGGAAAATACGAAGAGAGAACACTTCAAAGCTGGAGATAAAGTTCGTGTATACGGGGTTTATATGGAAAAGGATATAACTTCCGGCATGCCTGTAATCGCATCAACCATCATAGAAAAGATCCAATAAAAAAAGACACTCAATTCGAGTGTCTTCGCTTTTTGTCTTCTTTTTTCGCCAAATCTCTGCTATGATTGAGGGTAGATACATAGATTTTTAAACAATTAACTTTATATAAAACTAAAAAACCCCCGGCTCAGTTTTTAGATGGTTCAAGGTTGGTCGCCAGAACACCATTTAAAAACTCCGAAAGCAGAGGTTTTGTAAGTTACGTCATTAAGTTCATACTGTCTATATTGATAGTATCATAACTTCAAAAAAACGTAAATACAAATCCTCTACTTTCCTATACCCAATTTTAAGCCGGGGAGGAAAATGGAGGATTTTTTGTTATGTCTGTAGGTCAATTATTAGCTGAAACACCTATGTTTGTTACTGAAGGTAAAGTTTCAAAAGAAGAATTAAGATTACCACAACATCACTTTGTGGCTGCAATGGATTGGATTGATAAATTAGGAGAGTCAGCATACTGTGATTATTTAAAGCTGTATACGATGGCTGATAGAAGTAATAAACAAAGAGAATACGATAAAGTCCCTCGTGCTCTTGCATCTATTTGGGACGAGTTAGGAAGAAAAGAAAAGTATTTCCGTCAGAAGGTGCTTATTCCTCTTTGGGAATACGGTCTAATTGATTTAATTGAATATCAAGGCGAGAGAAAACAAAAAACAGGTCACAAACCAATGAACATTATTATTTACCGTTACCCATGCAATGACTTTAATCGCATGGTGAAGCCTTTAGAAAAGGTTCGTGACTGGAAAACAGATTATAAGTCCGCGGCTAAGTTCTATGCAATTAAAGGCGGAAGACCTAAAAAAGATGTAAAGGATTCTGTAGAGAAACCTTTATCAAAGGATTCCACAGAGAAACCTTTAAAGGATTCTGTACAGAATCCTAATAATAATACTAAAGCAATTACTAATGTTTTAAATTACTTTAGTAAGTATGTAAGTATAGATCTATCACCTTTAGAATTTTTCAAACTAGCTATCTTAGAAAAACCGACTAAATATGTAGAAAAAGAATTAGAGTCTTTAACAATTATTCATGGCAAAGATATTTTAAATGAATCTATAAAACGATTGGCAGATAAAGATACAACTAATTACATAGCAACGATAAAAGGTATTATCAGACAGTGGGAAAAACAAGGGATGCAATGTTTTGATGATATTGAGAAAGTTGAAACGGAATACATCAACTCACGCAAAAGCGCAGTGTCAGTAAAACGTTCGAAAACACTTCCAAAGAAATCAACAAGAACAGAGTTACTCCCTGAATGGGTTAAAAATAAAGACGATGAAGATACACCACGAAAGCAATCAGATGATGAATTAGCAGAAGAACGTAAACGTTTAGAAGAAGTATTAAACAAATATAAAAGAGCATAGGTTGTTTTCGGATAACCTTTTGCATATAAAATTTCACATACCATATCTGTTGTGAAAAGGAGTTTTTTCAGTTTGTAGGGGATTTTAACGAATCTTAGGGAGGACAAGTCTATGTCTTCCCTACCTCGCAACATTCGTTTTTGTAAATATTGCGAAGCCTTTGCAAAGAAAATGGAATCGCTAAATTATCAGGAATAAAAACAATTGAAGTTTAATAGTATGATTGTGTAGAGTTTTAATATTTTTATTGAAACATAGTTCGTCTGCTGTATAATTAATTTATAAATAATAAAGTTTTATACAATGATTCTAGAAAGGTTGTGTATTTGGTGAAAAAAGTATTAGTAATCGACCATGGTAATGGGAACATTAAAGGAAGAAGTGAAGTTGCAGCAGGAGTATTGCCTTCATTAGTGGCTTTTAAAAAGGATGTAGGAGAATCAATTACAGGTAAAAAGGCAAAATTAAAGACTTATGAAATTGAAGGTATCGAATATGTTTGGGGAAAAGACATCACAAAAGTAAAAGATGTATTCGCAACTTATGGATTCCAAAACAGATATAAAGAACCTTTATACAAAGTGTTAACAAGCATTGCTCTCGCTGATCTTGCTCTTAAAAGCAAAGTGCAACCAACTGACGAAGTAATTGTAATTACAGGTGTGCCAAGTAACGAAATCGGTACAGAAGCCGCTAATAATCTAAAAGAAGTTTTTGAAGGGTTACATACAGTAAAAATTGAGGGTAAAACAGTAAAGGTTAATGTAGAAGAAGTTATTATTTTACCTCAACCGATTGGAACTGTAATGGGTCAATACTTAGATACAGAAGGATTTGTAGCTGATGAACGTTACGAAGATATTCGTGTAGGAGTAATTGATATTGGAACAGGCACAACAGACTTAGATTCAATCACTGGGCTACGTCGCGAGAATGAGTTCAAGTCAGTTGAAGCTGGAATGAAGGATGTTTATCAAGAAATCGCGGATTACATCAATTCTCAAAACTCTAATGCGAAAGTTGAATATTACCACGTTGAGCCATTCTTTGAATCAGGACAGTATAAACTTTCAGAACGTCATATTATCGATTTCGAAGAAATTAAACCGAAAGCTGTATTCCAAGTATCTGAAAAGATTAAACAAGGTATTAAAAACGCATGGAAAACGTTTGACCGTTTCGATGAAATCATTATTACTGGTGGCGGAGCAGAACTATTTGCAAGTGCTATTGAAGATTTAGTTGGTGGTGTGAAGGTAGCAGAAAAACCACAACAAGCAAACGCAGAAGGATTTTTCAAATACGGGATGTTTAAAGTGAGTGAAGAAGATGGCGAGTAAAATTTATCAGCTTAGTTATGACGATCAGCTGGATAAAGACATTCATGAGTGGTTAAAAAAGATTCCTAGAAGCAGAAAAGCGGAAACAGTACGTCATGCAATACGTTATTACATTGCAAGTAATGGTGGAAGTAGTGGTATTCATATGCCGAATGTATCAGGAACTCCTATTGTTACGGAAGAAATGCCAATTAAGCAAGAAACTCCTAAAAAGAAAAGACCTAGTTTTCCGAAAGACCATGGTTATTAAATAAATATTTAAGAAAAACATTTACCTCTTCCTCTCTTTTACGTTGAATTCATGGAAGTCTATCCGAATGGAATTATGTCCCTGCTTTAACAGAGAGGGAGGAGGTTAAATTTGAAAGAGGGGAGAAGCATGAGCAATGTTAACCCTATGTTTGAACCTTCCAGAAAATCTACTACAATAACAAACCAACAAACACGTAAAACGCGTTCTGATAAAAAGAAAGATGTAAAAATCCCCGTAAATGAAATACAAAGACAATTAATAAGATCCTCAGCATTCCAAGAAGGAATAACCACTACACAATACATGTCTAAATTGATAACAGAACACCTCAGAATCAATTATATAAATGAAATACATGCATACGAATATAAAGACACTAAAAAGTACATTCATGCGAAATTGGAGCAGGGAGCGCACTCTAAGCTTGTCCAATTAGCAATTGAATGGGGAGTTTCACAAAGAGCAGCCGCAACACGTATTTTATGTTTTGCATTACGCACAATGTGAGGTGACAGTATGTACAGTAAATACGATGTGATGACAAAAGAAATACAACTTATGAGTGCGAATAGTTGGTGGGAACGAACTAAAATTGAATGGGCATTAAAAGAGAAATATAGATTTGAAGTAAAGATGCTCAAAATATACTTATTCCGTATGAACATCATAATTGAAGATATGGAAGAAGAGGATTATGAGTGTAATGCTAGTGATTTAGCTGAAATACTTGTTGAGGACTTTCTAGAACATATAAGATCCAAGAATAGTATGGAGCAGTTATATCAAATTCTAGAGAGTAAGAAGCATTATACAGATTCCGAATTGGAATTTAATGAAAACGATGAACGATACGGCACAATTTCTATAAAGATTGATAGAAGAACATTGAGACGGATTGAAGTGTTTTTCTCTGATATGGCCCATTCATTTCCTCTACATGGTTATACCGCTGATAAACTAATTAACATCTTAATGTGTGACTACATGAAGTTTTACGCTGAAGAACCAGGAAAGAAGCTCTCCTTACTGAAAAGACGTTTTTCGTAAAAGTTTGTCGTTCATGCACCATTTTCAGGCCCCTATTTTTAGGGGTTTATTTTTTGTGCATTTAGGAAATTACTGTAGATAACAATTTTCATAGGGAGTGAGAATAATGTGGAGGTTTCGTTCCAAAAGGACGCCACTAGGAAGGTTTTTAGATAAACATAGAATCGAACAAGAATGGCTAGTGAGAAAATCAGGACTAGGGAGAAATACTGTAGGGGATTTAGCTAACAATCCGGATAGATCGCCAACAAGGAAGACGATGCAGAAGATATTGAAGGTGTTACGGGAATTTGATTCAAGGGTTAAAGCGGATGACTTTTGGGATATGTAAAAGCTGACTGATTGCGGTTAGCTTTTTTACTTTGTCGAAAGTTTGTCGAACAAAAAAACGGGAAAGTTCTATCGCAACCGTTGACGGTTATTTTGGAGTGTGATATATTGCAAATAAGATAACCGATAGCGGTTAAAAAGGAGGAAGTAACGATGAACGCCATGAAAAAAGCTTGGGAAATCGCTCGTGAAGGTCAACGAAAGTTCGGTGGTAAAGTTAAAGAATATTTCGCTCAAGCTTTAAAAATGGCGTGGACAATCGTGAAAAATGGTTTGGATAACAAATTAGCCTTTGAAGAAGTATTAAATAAAAATGGTGTACGTTATTTCGTAGTAGATGATATTGACGGGTTAGAAGTATCTTTCTTGACAATAGAAAAAAGTTTTCGTACTGGTAAAGAATACACAAAAAGACATATAATCAGCCAATTTAGAGAAGGTACACACAAAGAAACAGGGAAATCGATTCGTTTATACAACATTGCTGTTCGCTGTGGTGATATTGAAATTAGAATAGGCAATAAAATTGAAATTATAAAAAATAGCTAAAGTGAGGTTTTTAATATGGATAAGTGTAACCCACTTCCATTAGATAACATCATGGGGGTAAAAGAAGCAGGGGAAATGTGGGGATTGTCAGCAGATCGTGTAAAAGGATTGTGTCAGTCTGGAGAAGTAATCGCAAAAAAAGTAGGAAATAGTTGGATACTTGATAAAAATCAACCAAATCCGAAAGGCGGAAGGAAAATGGAAAAATTAAATTACACGAAAATATTCGGACGTCGTTATAAATTACCAGAAGGATATTATGCATTTGATCTTCGATTTGGCGACCAAGTATATGATGCACGCGGTAAGAATGTAACTTCAAAGATTATGGGACACCATAATTGTAAGGATATGATTATAGAAACCGATAGAGGTATTGAAATACTTGAGTTGATGGATTGATTTAAGTATATACAATTTCGATATGTAAATAAAAAAAGCCGCCCAACAGGACGGCTCTTCTTTTTACTTAACTGTATATACCCAGCCTTTACGGTCAAGATAATCAGTAAATCCTTTTAATTGAGCATCGCTAGTTGGATCAGTTACAGGATAAATGTACCCATCACTTTTAAGATTTAAGTTTGCAGTCATTTTAAGTGAATTTAAAGCTCCTGCAACATCAGCTAAATTTTCTCCGCCGATTCCTCCTACCTCTACAACATTACGTTTAGTTTCTTGTACTTGCTCTTGATTCTGTGTAGCTCCAGTAAACCAGGAAAGGGATTTATCACCTATAAGTGAGTTAATATCGCACTTACCAATACCAGGAACATTACCTGTCTCAGTGTATTGCCAGATATCGCATGGATAATTTGGTTTATTACCACCATAACGTGGAATCCACACAAAGTCACTTTGTACATTCGCCATACCGAAAGGTGCATACATATGATGACCAACATATAAACCGACCTTTTGAGCGCCTAATCGTCGTAATTCATCGATAAAGGCTTGTGCACCTGCTCGCATATCACCCATTGTTTTCACTTCGACATCTGCAACCCAAACCGTAGCATTCTTGTCACCACGACTCCAAAAGTCCTGTGCTTCTTTCTTAGCATCGTTAATTGATACGAAACGACAGAACGCATAGTTACCAAACGGAATATTTCTTGCTCTCATCGCTTGTACATATCCTTTATACAAAGGATCCACATAATTCGAACCATCTTGCACACGTGCAATTACGAAATCTAATTGTTGTGCTGCTACATCCCAGTTAATATTACCGTTCCATTTTGAGATATCTACAATATAACCCATTATTTATCCTCTCCTTTGCTTCCTTTATCAGTAAACCATTTACCCGCTATAGGATTTGATACGACACCTGCAGCAATCAAAATGTATAGAATCATATCTACATATTCTTGATATCTTCCTAAATTAAAATGAGGGATGGTATCCATTAGTACCATCCCTAACACTGCGAATAACGCTACCCACAAACCGTAATTCTTGAATTTCTCTTGCATCGTTATTTCCTCCGTTTCCTTGTATCTGATCTTTTAATTTTCGCTTCGATTTCACTTGCTACGCTTTCTAGTAACCAGGTCGGAATCCATTTATCCCAACCAACACGAACGCAATTAGCAGTGAAACTGTTGAAAATGTGATATGTTAAACCGCCAGTTACCATAAAGAAGAAGAAATCCGGTAACTTGAATGCGATATCAAACATGTGAGCTAAACATGGCAATAAAAAAAGCACCACGGTACGTGCGATGCCTTCTACTCCATATGCTGATGAATACGATCCATCTAATTTTGATGCCTTACTTCCTGTAATCCAATCCAGTGTAACTACCATCATCAGAATGAATATCCAAATTAAATTGGTTTTACCATACACCAGACTTAAGAATGTCCCCACTCCGCCACTTACAAGTGAAGCAGCTTTAAATTGTACTGTATTAAATATATCGATTATGTTAAGACTTCTGAAAATATCATGGACTCGCTCCAATTGTTCACCTCCTTTCAAAAATAAAAAAGCCTGCTTCTGCACGCTTAAATGTAACTAATGCCATCTCTTAATAAAGTTAATCCTAGATGAGAAGCTATATTTTCAAACATTACCCTATAACCCGTATCGTTTGGATGCAATCCATCGAATAGTAATGAATCTACCGTAACCCCAGTGTTCACGGCATAATCCATAAACCATTTATAATTCGAAACATAGCTCATGTTGAACTCTTTTGCTATTGAAGCGATTGCCCGGTCTACATCATCCATTTTGAAGTTCCGTACTGCTTCCATATCATTTGCTACAGAGACAGGATTGGCAGACATAATTACAACATCTAATCCTAATCCTTGTACATATTTAATAATTTCGCGATGATAAGCCTTAGTAACAGCTGTAGTTTTAAAATTGTGGCGGTCATTTGTACCAATCTGCATGATAATTAAATCATCATCAGCTTCAATTAATTGCGTTCTGTTTTGATACAAATATTGTGAGTGTTTACCACTGATTCCGAAGTTTACAACATCTACTGTCTTAGGGATTTTTAAACCTTGAATATACACTATATTCGCCGTTGAACTAGCATGCTTCTTATTCGCTTCACGAATTTCAAATGAATGCTTCCCAAGTGTTAGACCTGTGACTTTTAGTTCAATATTGTCCGAGTAAGACGCTGCATAGGTATCAAGTTCACCCCATTTTGCTCCGTCAATAAAAATATCCATAATACCTCCACCCGTTAAAGTAGCGTAGATTATGGATAAATGATCACCGTGAAAATCAAATTTAATTCCATTGGCAGTAGTAGTATTTGCAAAACGAACTTGCCATTTACAAGCAGTGTTGTTATTTTCGCTTATTGTATGAGTGTTTGAAGAATAGGAAAGACCAGGATCATTCACTGCGACATCTACATCTTTGCTATATTCGTTCAATATGTGGTCTCGTAACATATTAGCCCAACATACAGCGGTTGTAACATTCGATTTATAACCTGTATTACCAATTTCCTTGTCAGTTGCGCTATATCCTGTACCGCATAGACCAGCTGTAATACTGTCACCTATTAATTTGATTTTTGTTCTTACAAACGGATTGGACAAATGTTCAGAGATAACTTTCGTCGGCTGTCCTGCTTCTCTTTTGTCTTTTTTACCAAACGAATTCACAACGTTTATAAACGGGATGTTAGGACCGTATATTTTACTTTTAAAGATATATAACAAGATTCGTTTGTTTTGTGTATTGGTGGTTGAAAATTTTTCAATCGAAACCGTTACGGGGTTTGTGGCGATATCAACAACTACCATATGAGCGGTTACACTCTGTTCACTCGGAATGGATAAGACAAGATTTTCTTTTGTTGTACTTGCGTTTAAATTTAAAGTTTTTTCTTGAATCATCGCATAACAAGCGGCCTTTATAGTTAATGACATCTTTTGAAAGTCAACATTGATGTAACCGTCATTTACAAGAAAAGCGCTAGACAATTTTAATTTTGTGTAATCAATAGTATCTAAAGCGATATTTTGATTAAACACTTGTACATTTTGTTCTGATAAGTAATCGTAATTAGGATTGTCGCTTGTGTAGAGAATGTTAGGAGCGTTTTTTCCATAAACTCTTTTCTTGTAAATATAAGCGATAACTACCTCTTGCCCTACTATGTCTGTATATTTCTTATAACTAATTATTTTTGTTTGATAGTTAAATGTAATGAGAAACATATATCCATCATTCTCACTAGGTAAAGAGAATTCAATATTTTGTGTAGGAGCTAAATTAAAGAAAGTCCCCTCAACTGAAATAAAGCAATTTTGAGAAATTATTAGTTTTCTAGTTTTGAAGTTAACTTCTACTCTGTTTTGATCAATAAGTTGCGCTTCTGGCATATTAAGTTTTTGATAATTGATTGCGTTATTTGCAACTTTTTCATTTGTTACTGCTGAAGGAGATAGTGCATTTGTAGTAACTGCTCCATCCCCAACTTTCGATACTCCGCTTGTAATTTCATTTGCTAGTTCTGTAAAATTATCGTTCAAATCAATGCGCCATTGTCTGTCCATGTTAGTTCCTAGATCTTTTATAGTCATGTGTTAACCTCCTTATGGCGTTATGATCTATTGCTTAGTTCTTCTTCAAGTTGGCGAATCTTAGCTTCCATTTCTTCTTTTTGTTTTTCAAGTTCTTCTTTCGTTTGAGAAAAATATCTCTCTTTTACAGTGTTCTCTATTTCAAGGTCGATTGCTTGTAATTCCGCAACACGTCCATTTAAAACTACCTTATAGTTCCAAAGAGTGTCTGCGATATAACGATCAACTCTAAAGTAATGCATATAACCTTGGCTAGGGATGATACGTTGTCCACATTCAACTTGTGTTATAGTCCCGTTTTCATCTGAGTCAGCATAAATATACGTTTTGAATCGTTCGTTAAGTTCGTATTTTTCTTTCAATTCCATTCATATCACCCCTCTTGCCATTTACTTAACACCCTTGCGTATGATGTGTGGTCCGCACTGTTTGAAGCTGTTCTTAAATACACGTATTTCATTTCACCTGTTGGTACACCTAAATCAATTCTAGGATTAATATAATAGTTGTCATTGATTGTTTTATTGTGTGATGTAAACCATAAATCTTTCCCGTCATTATCTACTATTTTGACTTGTGCAGATGAACCAGGATCAACCGCAAGACTCAGTGCGAACACTAAATATCTTCCTGTGTGTTTGAAGGTAAAGAAATTACAATTTGACCATGTGGTATTGCGTGTTGCATACCAATACGCACTATAGGCAACACCTGGTGACATAAATGGCGGTTCATGTGAACTGACACCCATATCGAAGTTTGCTGTTCCATCTATGATTAAGTTATATCCATCCGCTCGCTCTATTTGTACGGCACCTTTTTTTATATACATACCGCGATAATCCAATCTAGCGAAAGAATCTGATTTGGATGTATTAGCTGTAATTCCATTCTGGTCCATATTGATTGTCGTTGGAAGTGGTGCGGTTAAACGTAAATCCGTTCTAATTTGTTGCATTTTAGCTCTAACTTCATCCGGATTGGCTGTCCAATCCATTAACACGTCACCTTCTTGGAACGACATTTCAATTACATGTAATGTTCCAGTAGGTAATCCATTGAAAATGTAAGGAGAGAAGTACAAATCCTTATCCGCAGGTGTTAGAAATGTAACGTACACCCTTTTCCATTGTTTATCTAAAATGGACTGATCGTATTTAACGATGGTTGCCATTTGACCGTTTGTATCTTTGGATGTATGAGCCCAAAAGTGAAGCGGAGTTAACTCTGTTCCGTTTCCTGCTGCAGAACCACGAACCATAGCGGAATACGTATAGTAAGTACCTCTTTTTAAAGGGATATTACCTTCTAGATATCTAACACCTTGTGGCATAGGAATCCTCAATGTGCTTTTACCGTTATACACGACAGAAGTATCTACTACACCGCCGCCTTGTCCGTTATCTGCCCACATCGCGTTCCATTCGAAGTCGGACGTGTTATAGAGTATATTCCTACCGCCACCTTGTTTCGATGCAGGGTCATACCCTGCATCGAAAGTCGTTTCTGGACCCACTCTGATGTTATTTGCTTCAAATTGCCCTATAACACCTACCGACGCAACTAAGCCTTCATAAGTTAGTGCTTCTTTAAAGGTATTTCCGCCATCACGACTAACCCCAATACCTGCACTATTGAAAGCGACAAGGTTGTTGGGGTTGTTAGGGTCAACGGCAAGTATTCCATTCTCAAAAACTAGCTCGGTTTGAGCGTTTTTAATAGCTTGTGTTGCACGTTTTACAGCTTCATCAAGTGCGTTGTATATTATTTTTCCATCATTATTCACGATGCCTTTTAATGATTTTTGTATCGCTTGAAGAAGTGTTCCCGATAAATCTTTTTTGTAGTTAGCTAGCGTAACTTTACTGCTAATTATCTCCAATTCATTATTAAACTCTTCATCAATCTCCATGATTCTTGTTTCAATATCCACATTCATAGGTTCATAAATTAAAAGAACCCGATCTCCTTCATTCGGAATGATGTAAGGATATCCGGCTTTTCTTAAATCTATAAAGTCCAGCGTCATACTGATAACTGGAGTGTCTTGTAATGATTCTTTTAAAGCGTTATCTAATCCTGATATTGTAGTGTATCGTTCATCATCAATCATAGGGGCTTCAAGAAAACCAAATATGTGAACGTTTGGACTTGTATACTCTCTCATTAATCCGTCTTTACCATACCCCCGAATGTATGTAGCAAGTGATTTTGTATCAATTGTACGTTCGAAGGTCTTTATATTAAAGTTATATCTAAACTGAAAATCAGTATCTTCACCAATCTTCGTTTTAAATCTAACTAAGTTTCCGCTAATAGACATTTCTGCTCTATATCTCTCTAAAACTTTTTTCAATAGTGATAAACGATTGTCTTTACCAAAGTTCTCAAAGTCTTGAGCGTAAAACGAATCGATTATTGCTGTTTGATACCCAGTACCTTCAAATACAAAGTCTAGTGCATCCCGCAATGTCATGCTGCCATCACGCACTTCGTATTTTTGTTTATCAATCATCTTTACAAAAAAATCATGGATACATTCAACTTGTTTATAAAATGTATTTCCGATATTCCTTTCGGCTATGGACTTAATTACATACGTCTCTCCATCAAATTCAACTTTACTTTCTTCTTGAACAAGTGGAAAAGCGTATTTATTCTCTTCTGTAGGTATGATGAGAAAACTAATAACTTTTTCTCCGTTCACTTTCCGAACACGATTAAAACTTTTAAACCCCGTTAATATTTCTGTGTTTCCTAATACATCTGTAATTGTAATTAAATTCAAACGTTCACCTCCCAACTATAGATAGTAAAATCTAAAATCGAATGAAATAGAAAAGACGCCTGTGGCGCCTGTAATTTCAAAGTCATTAAATCCTGGATTTAGTGCAATCAATTTTTTATTTGTATCTCGAACAATAGATAAGCTGTTCTTTGTGAATCTCACTTGATCTAATCTTATCGTGTCATTTGCTGAAGTGGTTCCTGTATAAGACCACTCGTCACCAGTTGTCTTGTTTTTTATCTTTAAATTGGTTGAAGCACCTTTAAACGTAATCAACAAGGGCATTCTTCGCGGGTTGAGTGGAACATTACCAGCATTATAAATTCGGAAAGTAGAGGTGGAGTGGACATACTTCGGATCTTCAAATGTTAATCCTTGTCCAATCTGCCACACGCCTAAATCAATATCCAACGGAGTCAATGTGGTTCCGACTGACTCGGCGAATGAAGAAAACGAAACGAACTCTACCTCGAATAATCCATATATCCTTTGTTGATCTACTGCGAAACCAGAAGCGCATTTAACCAACCAACGTTTACCGCCATTTCTTGTGTCAATCAGATAAAAAGGTTGAATACTATTGAAAATGTCAAAAACTTCGTCGCGAGCTAAAACATAGTCACTGTTATCTATAGCTTTGAAATAGAAAATACACTTAATGGGCCTAACATCATATGTCGACCCAAGATCCACCGAACCATGCCCACCTTCTAACGACTCGGTTATGTGCCTGTAAGAAGGAGAGGAAATAATAAAATCTCTTGTGAATATATTTAAATCATTGAGCACATAACGTTTACCGTCAGTTTTTTCTATAATTGTAGTCACGCTCTCCCTCCATTCAGATACGACTTGATAGAAATGTTATCACTTTGCATAGTATCGATATACGGATGAGCAGCTCTTGCTATTTCGTAACCATCCACTACTACAACGTTTTCAATTGAAACATTTTGTTTTCCGGTAGTTCCCGTAGAAGAAGCGGATTGATTAGCCGCTCTGTCGATATATCGTTTTGATAAATCGTGAGGGATGATCTGTGTACCACGAGGTAGATTCATAATCTCCCCACCGCGTTCATTTACACGAGATAGCCCTCCACCAAAGAAAGGTGTTCCGTTTGCATTGCCATCTAATAAAGAACCTAGAGCTCCAATAGGACCAGGTAGATTTTTAGTTACGTTTATCGCTATATTTTTCGCAGCTGGTTTCCAACCATCCCACCAACTTTTCACTTTATCCCAATACGTTAAGATGTTACCTGTACTTGTATCGACTTGATTTTCCAAGTCTTTATAAGCACCTTTTAGACGATCAACACCTTGACTCTTAATTTCATTAGCTTTTTCGACTACTCCATCCCTTTGTCGTTGGGCATCTGAAATCATTTTATCTGCTTGATCGGATGAAATAACGCCCATTTCATCCCGCATTTTAGTAATGATACGAATCTTGTCGTCATACTCGGATTGTGCTTTCTTTACTGTTTCAGAGCGTTGTTTCTCCATTTTCTGAATAGCATCTGAAGCCATCTCTGCATTCATACGACTCTTGGAGTCTTTAAGATTCTGTAATATTACTTCTTGCTCTGTTTTATTCTTAGAAAGAGATTGTACAGCTGCACTTTGGTAATTACTTTGTAACTGCATTAACTGGTTATATTCATCAGTTGTTAATGCTCGCTTTTGTTCTTTAGCTGTATTCAGAATTTGAATGATCTGATTTTGGTTATCTTGAGCCTTTTGCTTTTGTTGGTCATAGTAACCAGTCATTTTTTCTAAGATGCTTGCTTTCTCTTGATCTGTGATAGCGCCCATCGTTGCGAACATTTCTGTTGTTTTTGTAACAGCGTCATTCTTTTGTTGGTCATACCCTGCAATGATTTGATTCTTCATTTCATCAAATTGTCCAACAATCTTAGGCATATTTTCTTCATTGATAGCCGCCTGTTTAGCATACATGTTAGTTAGTTCAGTTCCTGTCTTTTGAGACAGTTCCATAAATGCTCCTACAGCTTTTTGTGTGCCTTTAGATATCTTATCTACACTTTGTACAGTTCCATCAGCAGCTAAATTTACACGGTCTTTAAATAAATCTACAGCAGGGACAGCTTCTTGAGTCATTGCCTTATATATTCCATATCCCGCAGCGCCAATAGCAGCGGCACCAATTAACCAAGGAGCAGCAGCAATAACAGCACCGCCAAGAGCAGTTCCTAATCCTCCCATTCCTAAAGCGGCAGCACCAGAAGCGCCTTCAACAGCAACAGTTGCAGCAGCGCCAGCACGAGCAGCGGTTGCGAAACCACTTATTTTACCAACCAATCCACCAATAACACCGCCCATTCTCCCTAATATAGAAAGAGCAGGGCCAGCAGCTAAAGCAATACCGCCAATAGCTATCACTGTTTTTTGAGCTTCAGGTGATAAGTTAGCAAACCATTCAGTGACAGTTTTAACAGCAGAAGAAACAGCCGGGAGGACATCCATAGCGATATCTAATAGCATTTTACCAAGTGGTTCTAATGCAGTTTGCGCTTCTCGTAATGTTTTTTGCCATTTTACTGAGATACTTTCATCTTGAGCTTTACGCATATCTTTCATAGCTCCAGCAGTCTTACCAAGCCCACCTTGTATTTCATTTAACGAATACATAGTAGTAGCTTCGAGATCTTCCCATTTTGTCCCGTAAAGTGAAACTCCAATCTGCCCTGCTTTAACTTGGTCATCCATACCTTTTAGTTCATTTAGCACAACATTGTTTACATCTTTTACAGTCGCTTTACCTTCTAAGAAACTCTTCCAAACCTTTTGAGTACCTTCAGACATTTGGCCCATTGCTTCATTTGTAGATTTAGAACCATCTTTAATACGAATCTGGAACTCTTTCATTACATCGTTCACGTAATCGAGATTGTAGGCCCCGTTTTTCGCGCCATTAGATAATAGATTGAAATATTCATCAGCTGAGTAACCCATATTTGCAAATAACGGACCATATTCACTTACGTTATCAAATAATTCTTTTGAGAAATCCAATCCATTCTGTGCTCCGCTTGCTAGTAAATCCATCGCCTCTTCTGAAGAAATACCGAAACCAACCATTAACTGATTCGCACCACGAGTAACTTCACTGATATCACTATCAAATGTTTCAGCTAAGAGCATTGCATCTTTCGTTACCCTTTGCAGTTCTTTGCCGTTATCAATTTCGCTCATGTTACGTCTAGTTGTTACTAATGATTTGTTAACTTCATCAACATTCTCACCGAAACCGTCTTTCCAAACAGCTTTAACATCGTTATTTAGTCGTTTGGCTTCTTCTGCAGTAACACCTAAACCTTTTTGGATTTTCTTCTGCGAATTATCAAAATCGATAGCAGTTTTAATGCCCATAGCAGATACAGCAGCTAAAGGAGTAGTGACACCAACTGTTAATTTATCGCCAATAGCACCAATTTTACTGAAAGCTTGTTCAATCTTACTTCCAGTTTGTTCTGCTGTTTGTTGGAAACTTCGCAATTCAGCTTCAGCTTGTCCGTTATTTACGGTTATATCTACACCAATTTGTTCATTACCAGCCATTATAAATTCACCTGCCCACCGAACTGAGCAAATAACTTATCCTTATCTGCTGCTTGTTTGATTACTTTAAGTTGCGACTGTCTATTTTCAAACGGGAACTCTTTGAATGGTTTCTTACCACGGTTCATGTTGTACATCGCATTCGTTACAACAGCTCTCATTCGTAACATCTCGTTTTCTTTTCTTCGTAGATCATAAATGACAAGAGTGAAGAACTCTCTGTCGGTCATATTCCAAAATACTTCTGGTTCTATGCCGAAATCAAGAACAGCCATTGAAAAGTCACGCTCGTCATTATCTACTTTTTTTCAGTGTTATCTTCACCTTCTGAAGATTTATAAACTTCGATAAGCCTTTTGTATTCCTTAAATTGTTCTTCATTCATAAGAGCAGCAGAAAGAGCTTCTAACACTGATTCGAATAGTTTCACAATGCCACATTCATCATCATCTGTAGCTGCTTCAATAATGTCACAAGCTCTTTCTTTTGATACCTTTTGCCCACCGCCGCGCAATAAAGCCCAAACTACTGCTGCAAATTGATATTCATCAACTACATTTCCATTCACACACATCATAGAGTAGTATCTTTGTATATTCATGTTATATTCATGTTCTAACAGGATTCGCATGTATTTAGATAATCTCAAGTTATAAATATCCCCATCTACTATTAATTGAGTAGATGGGATGAATTTTTGATTACTCATAATTAAGCTCCAGCAGGTGGAGTTGGTACATAAGCACGGCTAACTTGCGGACCTGTACCAGTAAGGGAAATGGAATATGCAGCTAAATCATCAATTGGAGCTTCTTCACTCATATCAGTTGGAATAGCGATACCTACTTTTTCCTTCATGCGACCTAAATCTAATTCGGATACTCCGACAGGATCGCCATTTTCGTATGCAGCATCTAAAATGTCATAAGCTTTGTCACTAGAAGGAATCGCCCCAGATGCATCAACACTCCATTCTTTTTGACCTTGAATGTATTCTTTGTAGTCGTTGTATTCTTTTGGTTTCCAATCAGTAACACCCATTTTAGCCATGATTTCTTCCATGTTTAAAATGCCACCAGTTTTAGTAGAAACATCGATTGTATCGGCCGTACGGTTCATTGTGTGTTCTTTTTGACCACCAATTGCTAGAACTTCGCCTGTTTTTAAGTCGAAAATACGGATGATTTTCTTAACGCCTAAATAAGAGGCAACTTTTACTTTTAATTCTGTTTCTGCCAATTTACTTCACTCCTTCAATAAAGAATTGATATGTTAAACGAACTGTTCTAAATCCGTTATCTGGATCACGTATAACGCCTGAATCATCTGTTTTCTGATTCGAGCATGTTAAGTTATTAGAAAGGACTAAATCCTCTTCTAGAGCCTGTATAATATTTGCTCTGATATCGTATAAACGACCGTTTGTTGGTTGCTCATCGACAATATAAAAAACGACAAGAGGTTTATCACCAAATGTCGTTTTAGATGCATTATTTCCGATTGTAGGTATTTCGAAGGTTACGAAAGGAAATATCATATCCCCTTCTTCATCCTCGTTATAATCAAATGAAGCTTCCACTCCATGTTGTTTTAATCGTTGAACTAAAGCGATATGGAAAGGTGTAAGCGTATCTCTAGTGTTAGCCATCGTATCTCAACGCCTTTCCTATTTCTCTTGCAAATTCATTTTTACCCTTTGTTACTGCTCTTGTGAAGAAATAACTACCAGGGATAAATCTCGTTCTTTTCACCCGTTTAAATGATCTAGAACGTTTGTCATAAAATATCTGTCCTGCTCTAACCATATGACCATAGTTAACGTGGACTGTATACTCAGCTAACGATTGGACACTACCTCTAATTGTGCCGCCTGATGAAACGGTGGGCTTCTTTTCGATTTTACGTCTCATATCGCCAGTATCAACATTCGCTTCCGCTTTTGCATTTGATTGAATGTCTGTAGCTGTATTATCAACGGTATCTTTGACACGTTGTTTCATTTGGTTATTGTATCTACCAATATTCGCTGCAAGTTGTCCAAATCCACTGACATCAATTCGGATTGACATTTTTACCAACAACCTTTTTGCAAATGAATAAGAACACTTTTTTGTAATCTCGTTTTTCGAGTATCTCGTACTTTTGATTATCTACTTTGAGAATACGAGCATTAAAGGATTGTGGATCTCTACACAACACTTTTACATTAGTCTTTGTATAAGAAGCTCCATACACCTGAGTTTCCTGTAAAGAAAATGGCGTTAGTAAGCTATCGAATATACCGATAGACTTTTCAACTGGGATTTTGTCGTTCATTTCGTTTGTAGTAATTTCGTGAATAAAATACTCAACCTTTGTATCGTATCTCAAAAGAACCTCACTCCACTTCGACCAGTTCCAGTTGCATCTTCAGTACCTTGTGTCAATCCCTTTTTAAAGTTCTCTAATTGCTCGGTATACGGTTCTAGTAAGTTAATAATATAAGAAGTCGAAATAACATCTACCGCTTCACTAGAAGCGCCTTCAGAACCTCTGCGGTTATATGCAGCAACAGTAACTTCAACTGCAATTGATTCTAGAACTCTAGGGAATGTAATCACCCCTACACGCAACGAGATAACGTCACGTATAGAAGTAATCAATTCATTTAATAAATCATCCTGGGTAGTATCTGTAATCCCTAAACGAATCTTAATTCGTGTTAGCATGATTAAATACCAGTAATGTCTTTAAACTCTGCAAATGTAAGCAGATATTTGTATGTTTCTTCATCTTCTGTTAAAAATACGCCCTTTTCATCAGCCCAAAGACCACCGAAATAGTTTGTAGCAACATAAGTGAATGGTTTAGGTGCAATTACTTTATAAACTGTTTTGCTTTTTGCTGCCATTTATATTGTTCCTCCTTTTATTAAGGTTGTGTTGGAGCTACTGGCTCAACGATACCTGTGATACCGCTAATAACTGCTCCAGCATAACTATTTTTAAGTTCTAGTGAGTATTCACCAACGATCATTCGTTTTTGAGAGTCGCCATTCTTAGCTAATGGTTCTGCTAACATTTTACGTAGTGGACGAAGTTTAACTTGGTTTAAATCGACAATTGTTAAAGCTCCATCTGGCATATGACGATTTAATACGATGTTACCGCGGCCATAACGAGTGTGAATTACATCAGCAGTTAAACCGATGATATTTCCACCGCCTTGTAACGCTGGAATCATTACACCTTTATCAACTTTGAATAATTTATCGATGAATTCCGCAACAGCAGATCCACATTGAACTAACTTGTCGCCACCTGCGCCCTTTTCCCAGCAAAGACGGAAAGCCTTGATTAAATCCTCAGAAGAAAGTTTACCGCCAGCAGGAGTAAATTTGTTACGAGAGTTAATTAAGTTTATAAGACCATTCATTTGACGAGGTGTAGTGCCTGATTCGTCCGCTTTCGTTCCTTGTAATGCATACCATTCCAAGTCAACTTTACTTTCAATCATACGGTCATTAATTTCTGAAGCCATTTCTCCACCAGGTACACCAGGTACTTTTACAGCTTCTAATGAACCGGATACTTCTGCAGTTCGTTGGAAAATTTGCTCGTTGTTTTTGATTAGCTCACGAGTCGTTTTATTTGCTTCTATAGCATCTGCGCCTTCTAATTGAGGACCTTTGCGGTTTGAATCAAGAGCAGCTTCTCTCCAAGAGATTTCTGTGCTTGTTGCATCAGCAGTTAAACCATTTTGTAATAGTAATGTTGTAAATGGCGTGTCCATTGGTGAAGCGTAAGCAATAGCTTGAGATAGGTCAATCTTCTCTACGGAAAGTAAATCGTTTGTTTTTTTCATTTATTATCGTCTCCTTATTGTTTGGATAATTGTTCTTGGATGATGGCTAAGCTGTTTGTATTACCTGTTTCGTTTGAAGTAGGTAACTTTAAATCAGCGCCTTTTGCATAATTGTTAGCAAAGCGCTCATCAACACTCTTTTGAACACGTTCAGCAACTAGTTTTTCTGCATATTCATTGAACTTAGTTACATTTTTAAGCGTGTTATCTAATGAAGTTGGATCGACGCAGAAAGTAAGAGCGAAATCAGCATCAATACCTAATTTGTCTGCTTGTTTTGCAACTTCAGTTTCGATTGTTTTACGTGTATTCTCAGCTTGCATCTTCTTGATTTCAGCTTTCATGTTGTCTAATTCAATTTGTTCCGGTGTCTTTTCTGTACGCTTAGCAATCTCTTCTTGAAGTATGCTAGGTAGTTTATTAGTCTTGAATGACTCAACACCCTTAGATACAGCGCTATCGATACGAGATTGAATAACTTTTTGCGCATCGACATTTGTATCTAAGAAACCTTGAAAATGGTCTAATGTGAATTCTGGTTCACCACCCGCTGGAGTAGGCTCAGGTTCTCCTCCGCCGTTTGGTTCCGGATCACTAAAATGCTGTAAACCTTTTACTCGTAATCTATATTGTGTTTCCTGTTCTTTCTTAAACATGTGTATTTCCTCCTATCGCCCCATTGAGTACAAGCCCCAATAGTTCGGTATTTGTTCATAATAAATAGACAGTTTAATGACTTATCTAGGTCAAATGATTACTTAGCTAGTTCACACTGTAATTTGTATCCTTCTAGCTCCCAAACCTTATTCTTGATGCGTTCTCGGCAAATTTTCTCACCTAATTCAGCATCATAATTAATTTTATCAACACATGCTGAACTTTCTGTGATAATAAAACCGCTAGGCAACTGACAAATTACAACAGTACATTTTTCAAAAACTGTAGTGATAAAAAAATGAGAGTTTTCTATTATGTTATTAATATCTTCTTGAGTTACTGTGTTCTTCATTATTTAATGACCTCCCAATCTTCTGCTAATGCATCTGAAGTACTAGGAGACCATGTAGCAACATCGTTTTGTGCTGTTTTTAATGCAAGGTATGCACGGTATGGGACATTCTCTCCGCCAAATGCTTCTTTCATAATATCTGTAGCTGGTGGATATGATGCAGCGGGTACATAATAAACGAACATACCTTTACCATTCCAACCTTTACGTGCGATTTTATTCCCTGTTTTAACTGCTTCAATTGCTTGACCAAAATTCATATTAATTCCTCCTATCTAAAATAAAAAACAACCTTATTAGGCTGCTTTAACATACGTGCTTTCCCACTTCTTGTAAGTCATATCAGGAACACGCTCATATCCTCTATTTAAATTCATAGCGCGGTATTCAATAACAGAAGTAGCACTAATTGTAGTTGTCCTGCAATGTGGATGAAACGGCGGATAGTTCTTACCGACAACCGCTTTATCGAGATCATATACTTTACCATCTTGCTCTTGGCATATCTTAGATGTTCTTCTATCTAATGTAGATAAGACGCGGTATTGTTTAATTCCATCTCGTTTATAAGCATCTTGTGTAGCATGTTCAGTGATAAACGCGCTCTCTGTTCTTGCTAATCGTTCAGCTTCATGCCATTTAACATCAAAGTTATTACGGAGTTGTTTAGTCACTTCCTTATAACTTGTACCAGTAGATAGCATTTTAGGGAGTTCATCTTGCAGATAT